GGGCGGTCACGCCTTCCTGGCCCCGATACGCGGTTCGGCACCCTTCAGCAGCCGAGCAACGTTCTCGTGATGGCGAATCCAGATCAGCAGGCCGGTGAACAGGGTCAGCACCACGATCGGCCCGCCGACCGGCAGACCCAGCGCCGGCAGCGGCAACAAGGCCAGCGCCGGCGCCGCCGTCGCCGCGATCAGGGCCGCCAGCGACGAATACTTCAACGCGAAGGCCACGATCAGCCAGATCGCCGCCGCCATCAGCCCCAAAGGCCAGTGCGCGGCCAGCAGAAGGCCAAAGAAGGTCGCCACCCCCTTGCCCCCCCTGAAGCCGAGCCAGACCGGGAACAGATGGCCCAGGAAGGCCGCCCCGCCCGCGATCGCCTGGGCCAGGTCGCCGCCGATCCACCACCGCGCCAGCAGGAGCGCCACCGCGCCCTTGCCGGCGTCCAGCAGCAGGGTGGCCAGCGCCAGATCCTTGCGCCCGGTCCTCAGCACATTGGTCGCCCCGATGTTGCCCGAGCCGATGTTGCGCACATCGCCCGCGCCCGCCGCGCGGGTCAGCAGGACGCCGAACGGAATCGACCCCAGCAAATAGCCGGACACGGCAACCAGGGCGAGCGTTCCGAGCGCCGGCGCCACCAGATCCTGCACGTGATTCTCTCCCTCAATCGTTCGCGCGCACCCTGCCTCGCGGACCGGCGATCTTTGGATCCTCTGCGACCATCGCCTTCTGTGCGGTGACAGTACAAGCGCTGCCGATGTGCGCCGTCTGATGAATGGTGAACGGGCGATCCTGTTTGCGACTGACCCGCCGTATCTTGTCGATTACGACGGTTCGAACCATCCGACCCGCAACAAGGACTGGTCGGCCTCCTATGGCACGACCTGGGATGACAGTTCGCAGGGCGCGGAACTTTATGATGGCTTTATCGCGGCGGCTGTGGCGGAGGCCATCGCTGAAAATGCCGCCTGGTATTGCTGGCACGCTTCACGCCGCCAGGCGATGCTGGAGGCTTGCTGGGAAAAAGCTGGGGCATTTGTGCACCAGCAGATCATCTGGGTGAAGGACCGCGGGGTTCTGACCCGCTCGCACTACCTGTGGAAGCACGAACCCTGCTTCATGGGCTGGCGGCGCCCGAACCGGCCGCCAAAGGTGGCCGAGGAAACCCTGCCATCGACGTGGGCGTTGCCCAGCTTTGCAAAAGACGAGCGACCCGACCACCCGACGCCGAAACCGCTCGATGCCTTCGGGATCCCGATGCGCCAGCATGTGGCGCGGGGCGGCCTATGCTATGAACCGTTCTCGGGGTCAGGGTCACAGATCATGGCGGGCGAAGCCAACGGCCGACGTGTCTTCGCGATGGAAATCAGCCCGGCCTACATCGACGTCGCCGTCGAACGCTGGCAAGCCGACACGGGACGCGACGCGATCCTCGACGGCGATGGCCGGACCTTAGCGCAGGTGAGAACCGAGCGGCTGGGCGACAACGCCGAAGCTCCTGCCGACACGCCGGACGCAACCGCCGATCCTGAATCGACCCGCAAACGCAAATCAGCAGCCTGAGGCATGCATGACCTGGCTCTACATCCCTCCGGACTTGGCTCCGGAACCGGAGACGCATGCCTCTTCGGCCTCTCCCTCTGCTCCGGCGCTGGTGGTCTCGACCTCGGGCTCACCATCGCCATCCCCGGATATCGTGCTGTGGGCCATGTCGAACGGGAAACCTTCGCCGCAGCCACTCTCGTGGCGCGGATGGAAGACGCGTCCCTGGATCAGGCTGTTGTCTGGGACGACGTTGGAACCTTCGACGGCCGCCCATGGCGCGGCGCGGTGGACATCGTCACTGCGGGCTATCCGTGCCAGCCGTTCTCGGTCGCGGGCCGACGGCTCGGTGCCGAGGATCCACGCCACCTCTGGCCCCATGTCGCCCGCATCATCGGCGAGGTTGAGCCGCCCTTCGTCTTCCTCGAGAATGTCGCCCATCATCTCCGCCTCGGCTTCCCCGAAGTCGCCAGCGGACTGGTTGGCATGGGCTACCGCCTTGCGGCAGGCCTCTTCACGGCGGCGGAAGTCGGTGCGCCCCACAAGCGCGAAAGGCTGTTCATCCTCGCCATCCGCGAAGGCGACGAGTTGGCCGACCCCGCGCGCCTGCTCTGGCACCCGGTCGAGTGGCGGGAACCGGACAGAACTGCTGCGCCTCTGGCCCACGCCGAGGGCGAGTGCCAACGAGAACCGGCAGACCAAGCCGACGCCATCGCAGGAAGCGGGGCAGCACGGGATGAACCTCGCGACGACGGCAGCACTTTGGCCGACGCCCCAGATCGACAGCTTTCGCAGCCGGAGTGGCGAGCGGAAGGACGAGAAAGGCCTGGACCGCATGGCGCGCGATTGGCCGACGCCGATGGCGAACGATGGCTGCAAGCCGAGTGCTGGCAATCGCCGGACAGCAGACCTGACCCATGCGGCGGGGATGTGGATGACGCCGACGGCGCGGGATCACAAGGATGGGGCGACGACCTTGGCGAACACGCCGGTAAACGGCCTGCTTGGCCGCCAGGTCCTGGTGATGAAGGTGGCTGGGAGCGATACCTCCGATGCGCGCCGGACCTTGAACCCGCTGTTCGTCGAGGCGCTGATGGGCTGGCCCACCGGGTGGACCGGCTTCGCCTCTGTGGCAATGGGGTGGTCCCCCTGGTTGCAGCGCATGCGCTCAGAACTCTTGCATCTGAACTGTTGGCAGATGGATGATCGGGTGCCAGCATGAAGCAGTCGCGCGTCATGTCGCTGGTCGAAGCCGTCGCCAACGTGATCGTCGGCTTCGGCGTCGCAGTCGTCACGCAGATCCTGATCTTCCCGATCTTCGGGCTGCACACGACCTTGGCACAGAACCTGAAGATCGGCGCGGTGTTCACGGTGGTGAGCATCGCGCGGTCCTTTGCTCTGCGCAGGCTGTTCGAGGCGATCCGGGTGCGATAGCCCCGATCAGCGAGCGCGCAGGCCGTCATGATGAACGGAGTGTCAGTCCATGTGAAGCGGCCCGAACATGCCCGACTCCACCATCGCCATGTAAACGCGTTTCATCGCCATCGCAGTTTCTTGGGTTACGAACAGTGATGAGCGTGAGCCATAGGGGTCACCGAGGAGATACGGGCGCATCGTTTCCCAGCGCTCGCCGACCTCAGCTCGGTGCCACATCCGCATCTCCTGCTGGATCATCAGAGGCACGGCGAGCTTCTTTGGCACCATATGCCGCTCGGGGAAGGCATCGTGCCAGTCGCAGCGAACGAGGATCGCCGTGGTGCCCGAATTGTAGAAAGGCACGTCTAGCCGTTCGGCTGTTATCGTAGCGCAAGGATGATGTTTCATCGCCTCGACTCACTCGATGATCTTCGATCCATCGCCGTAGGGGCACGAAACGAACGCGTGGGCGAAAAAGACGGTGTGATCCAGGCCCTGATAGCCGCAACGATCGCTGGGATAAGTCACCGGCATCTGGGGATTTTCCTGCGGCACCAACGGGTGCCACGTCGGATATCCACGTATGACAGGACCGTGCGCGTCGATCAGGCCTTGCAGCGCTTCGTCCGCCTTCTGGCGCTGGTCGGCATCGACACCGGGCGACAGCACTAAAGTCCGTCGCGCCCGTTCGTAGCCGTCCTGTGCCGCTTCGTCTGCTCGAAATGCCATGGGTGTTTGCCTTTCATCCGGTTTACACGCAAGATAGCAACCGCGCATAAAAATGCAATATCGTGCGTGAAGTATAATATTCGCGCGGGAGATTTGGCCATCGCGGGTGAAGCCGGTCGTTTCACGTTGGTCGGAGCCGCCGCTGCACGAAGATGACCGCCGTCCCGGCGGGACGGCGGTCATTGACTTGTCGGGGTTGGTTGGGTCAGGCGGCCGGGAGTTTGTACACGCGCCCCCGATCCTCTACCTTCTCCGAGGTCACCTCGAGCCCGAGCTTCTTCTTCAGTGCCCCGGCCATTGCCCCGCGCACCGTGTGCGACTGCCAGCCAGTGGCGGCGGTGATCTCGTCGATGGTCGCGCCGTCCGGTGCGCGCAGCATGGCGATCAGCTTGGCCTGCTTGGTGCCCTCGCGCGGCGTGCGCGCCTTGGGCTCTGCGTCTGGTTCGCTGGGAGTCTCGGGCGCGGCTTCGTCGGTCGGCGTTTCCGTCGCGCCCACGGGCGCGGTGTGCGCGTTGTCTGGCTCGATGCCGATGGCCGCGAGGCCCACATCGGTGGCGACCAGCGTGGTGCCGTGGCCGTCGCCGGTTTCGCGCCACATGGGTTCGCCCTTGCGCAGGTTGGCGTCGACTTCCTGCAGCAGGCCCTTGGCGATCATCGCGCCGACGACTTTGGCGGCAGCCCCGCCGCGCAGGCTTTCGGGCAGCGGCAGTGCGATGCGCTCGGGCCGCTGGGCGGCGGCGCTCAGGATCATGGCTTGGGTGTCGGAAAGCTGGGTCATCGTGGTCTCCATATCGGGGCGCGCAGGATGCGTTCCCTTCTACGAAGCCAAGCCCCGCTGGGCGGGGCTGGCGGGATGGCTGGGTTTGTTACTCGGCGTGTTCTCCCTCGCCGAAAAGGAAATCGGTGATCTTCCGGAGGTCGCTGGCGACGCTGCTGATTGAGCCGACGCTGCCCCAATTGACCGCGTCCGGATCGAAGTTGAAATGGTCGTCGCTGAGCGCCTGAAGTCGGGCGAGCATCGCGTCGATCTCGGCCTTCTTGCCGATGAAGGCGTCGAGGGCTTTCGTGTTGTCTTGTGCGCGGCGGGTCATTTCGGTGGCTCCCAAGTGAGTTGCATCGTCCTTCTGAAAGGACGTTCGCTCTGTCCGCGATGCTTATCAACGAGATAAGCGCATGATCTTGAATGATAATTGGAGCCGTCAATGCAGGGCATGAGCGAGCGCCAGTACGCCGCGCATGTCAGGCTGTCGCGGGGCGCGATCCAGAAAGCGAAGACGGCCGAACGGCTGGTGCTGTTCGCCGATGGCAGCATTGATGCTAGGGCCAGTGATGTGCGCCGGGCGGAAAACACCGACCCGTCGAAGACCCGGAAGCCGCACGAACCGAAGCTGAAGCCGGTGCCCGAGGCGGCCGTTGTTGCTGTCGGCGACACGCTGCGTGAACAGGGTCTAGCGGTGCCAGCGGTTGGCGGGGGCACGACCTACCTCCAGGCGAAGACAGCCAACGAGGTGCTGAAAGCGCAGGAGCGGCGCATCCGGCTGCAAAAGCTGAAGGGGGAATTGATCGAGCGAGCCCGGGCGCTGTCGCTGGTGTTCCGGCTGGCGCGCGAGGTGCGGGACGCATGGGTGAACTGGCCTGCGCGGTCGTCGGCCTTGATGGCGGCGGAACTGGGCGTGGAACCGGTCGCAATGCAGAAGGCCTTGGAAAAACATGTCCGTGCCCACCTCGACGAGCTTGCCGAGGTCCGGCCTGACTTCCGGTGAAACTGGCGACGACCTGACCGACTTCGACGGCGCAGCAGAAATCCTGCGCACCTGGGGCGCGGGGCTGACGCCGGACCCCGACCTGACCGTGTCGCAATGGGCAGACAAGCACCGGATGCTGTCGGGCCGCGCATCGGCGGAACCGGGGCGGTATCGCACGGCGCGCACGCCTTACATGCGCGAGATCATGGATCGGCTGTCGCCCGGCGATGTGATGCAGCGCATCGTGTTCATGAAGGCCGCGCAGGTCGGGGCGACCGAGGCGGGCAACAACTGGATCGGGTTCGCGATCCACCAGGCACCGGGCCCGATGCTGGCGGTCCAGCCGACGGTGGAACTGGCGAAGCGAAACTCGCGCCAGCGGATCGACCCGCTGATCGACGAGAGCCCCGACCTGCGGGAACGGGTCAAACCGGCGCGGTCGCGGGACGCGGGGAACACGATGCTGTCAAAGGAATTCGCGGGGGGCATCCTGATCATGACCGGGGCCAACTCGGCGGTCGGGCTGCGGTCCACCCCGGCGCGCTACATCTTTCTCGACGAGGTTGATGCCTATCCGGCCTCGGCCGACGAGGAAGGTGACCCCGTCACGCTGGCCGAAGCGCGATCGCTGACCTTCGCGCACCGGCGCAAGGTGTTCCTGGTCTCGACGCCCACCATCCGGGGTCTGAGCCGGATCGAACGGGAATATGAGGCATCCGACCAGCGCCGGTTCTTCGTGCCGTGCCCGCATTGCGGCGCGATGCAGTGGCTGAAGTTCGACCGACTGCGCTGGCAGAAGGGCAAGCCGGAAACGGCGGAATATCACTGCGAGGGCTGCGAGACGCCCATCGCGGAACACCACAAGACGGCGATGCTGGAAGCGGGCGAATGGCGAGCGACCGCCACAGCCGCCGATCCGACCACGGTCGGGTATCACCTCTCGGCGCTTTACTCGCCGATCGGCTGGTTGAGTTGGGAGCGGATCGTGCGATCATGGGAAGCGGCCCAAGGGTCAGACGAAGCGATCAAGGCGTTTCGCAACACGATCCTTGGCGAAACCTGGGTCGAAACCGGGGAAGCGCCAGACTGGCAAAGGCTCTACGACCGGCGCGAACGTTGGAAATCCGGCATGGTGCCAGCGGGCGGGTTGTTCCTGACCGCCGGGGCCGATGTGCAGAAGGACCGGATCGAGGTCGATGTTTGGGCTTGGGGTCGCGGTCTGGAAAGCTGGCTGGTCGATCACGTTGTGATCGAGGGCGGGCCGGACCGGCACGACGCGTGGTCGGAACTGACAGCACTGCTGGACCGGTCCTGGCCGCACGAACGTGGCGTGCATCTCAGGATCGCGCGGCTCGCCATCGACACGGGCTACGAGGCCCCGGCGGTCTATTCCTGGTCGCGGGCGCAAGGCTTCGGGCAGGTGTCGCCGGTCAAGGGTGTCGAAGGGTTCAATCGGTCGAGCCCCGTGTCGGGTCCGACCTTTGTCGATGCGACCGAAGGCGGCAAACGCCTGCGGCGCGGCGCACGGCTCTGGACCGTGGCGGTGTCGACCTTCAAGGCCGAAACCTACCGCTTCTTGCGGCTGGAACGTCCGACCGAGGAAGACATGGCCGAGGGGGCGGCATTCCCGCCCGGTTCGGTCCATCTGCCGCATTGGGTCGAGAACGAATGGCTGAAGCAGTTTGTGGCCGAACAGCTGGTGACGGTGCGCACCAAGCGCGGCTTTGCCCGGCTTGAATGGCAGAAGCTGCGCGAGCGCAACGAGGCGCTGGATTGCCGGGTCTATGCCCGCGCCGCCGCCTGGATCGCGGGCGCGGATCGGTGGACCGACGAGAAATGGCGCGATCTTGAGGATCAACTCGGGGCGGCGCCAGCGGAAACGGAGGCGGCGGGGCGGGTCAACAGGCCGCAAGCCGCACCCCAGGGAAAACGCCAGTCGGACTGGCTTGGCCGACGCGGAGGATGGTTTTGACATGGCAGACTGGACGGAAACCGATCTGGCCGCGTTGCGCCGGGCCTATGCCAGCGGCACGACCCGGGTCAGCTATGACGGCAAATCCGTCGACTACGGCTCGGCCGAGGATCTGCTGGGCCGCATCCGGACCATCGAACGCGCCATCGCCGGGACCACGCGGCCGCTGCCTGTGGCCGGGTTGGCGGGCTTCTCCCGCGGGGATCGCTGATGCCCGCCAACTGGATGGACCATGCCATCGCCTCGGTCGCCC